TGTAAGTTATAGCTTCTGCTAGTGTTCTATAAATATAAAGTGAACCATCTAGTATGTGTCTAGTAGCTACATTTGAATTTAATGCTGCTAGTTTTTGCAATCCTACTAAAGAGTTAGGGTCAGGAGAAGAAGCGTCTCTAGCCTCATTTAATCCTGTAACCTGCCTAATCATTCCTAAATAATGATTATAATTAGCAATAAGCATTTGTGTTTTGCTTGCACCAGAACTTGATTGTAGTTCTTTAACTGGAACTTTACCTTGATTATAATCTCCATCTTGAGTATAACTTCTACCGATAACCGAACCTGTTTGAAAGTACAACCTCAAAGCATCTTCAGGGTTATAAGCGTTTCCTGTTCCAAGGTCTACTTCATTTAATCCATCAGCATCAATATACACACCATCAGGGACAACCCTTGAAATAACTTGTTGTAGTTTTAAGTGTGTAATTTGTATTAAGTCAGCAAACGGAATCATTCTTCTAGTTAAAGACTCAATAACTCCTTTATACATTCTTGGAGCTACTGCAACATAATTTGGTAATGCGTGTTGTTGAGATGATTTAGGTCTTACCATATTCTCAGCAAGCTCCCACTTGAGTAATATGTTAGTACCCATAACCATAATACCATCATACCAAACATCTATAGTTTTTTCTATTTTTTCAAACCTTCCTTCCTCCATCATTTCTAGAGGTGGATTAAATTGGTCATCTTTTTCTATAATCTTAGTGCCTCCATTTTCTAGTATTTTCTTTTTATACACAACCTTTTTAGTAGTCTTGTAATTAAAATACATTAAGGTAACAGTGTCTCTATAAAAGATATCATTCTCATAAAACTGAGCCACATTATAATAATCATACCAACTTTGAGAATACTTTGATATTTCTTCTAAATCATCTTTAGTTAAAGATTGGTCAATTTTCATTAACTCAGTAATTGGAAGGGTTTTAATTTCTCCCCAATAAAAACAATCTTTAAAGTGTGGGTCTTCTGTATAACTGTATACAATGTTTGCAGGGTCTACATATTTAAGCTCAACTCCTGCTCCTGGCAAAAACTCATGTTTTGTACAACCAATACCTAAAACAGTTAAATCGTAATCAATCCTTTTTCTAACATCGTTGTAATGGTTCTCTGCAAAAATTGTGTTTATAGCTTCTTCTTCAGCAATCTCTATAGCAGGCTTATATTTAAGCTGCATATATAAGTTTAACTCCTCGTCAGTTTGAGGAAGGTCATCAGGATTCATTATAAAAGGGTCAGCTCCTGTTTCTTTTTGTACAATTTGAAGTATATCTTTTGCAGCTGCTTGACCTTGTATTATATCTTGATACTTACTTCTCTTAGATTGAGACATTGCATCTTCTGCATACACCTTAACATCAAACAACCTATCGTTCATTCCGTTAACAACAACATCTACAAACTTTGGTATAATTGGAACTGGTGTCCAATCTAAGTTTAAGTAACTTAAATCACCATCAACCGCAAGTTCATTTTTATATTTAGCAACTGACTGTTCACCTCTAGCATAAAGGCGTAGCCTATAGAAATCTCTCCATTGATTGTAATATCTACATTGATTTCCGTCTTTCTTAAACCATTCATATTGAATAGCTTGACCTATTTGTAAGCCAAATTCATCTGAAGCTTTTTCGCTATCAGAAACAAACTGACTTGGAAACCCAACAGAAGAAACATTTATTTTTACGTCTTTCATTTATCTAATTATTTCACTACGACTTCCTTTATTGTTGTATCTAGCAAAGTTAACAATAATATTTGATTGTTTTTTTACAGGCTGATATAAGTGTCTTTGGCAAGCCATTATAGCCAAACCTGAACTAATAGAGGCATCAAACTTAGTTCTATTGCTTATGTCAAACTTTGCCCAATCTTCTAAAGTTCTACCAAAAGGCATATAACCCATCTCATCAGGACTTACTAAACCTACATAAGATTCAATATAAGACTCAATAGCAGCTGCGTGAGCTTGCTTTACCGCTTCGCTTGAGTTAGGTATACCCCCAAGCTCCTTCTCTGTCTTAGAGAGCTTGTGTTTAAGTTTGTCTGGTCTATTAATACTATAACCTCTATAACCTCTATTTTTAAAATGATACAATAAACGAGGCTTATTGTTTTCTACTAATATAGGCATACCATAAAATACACAAGCCATCAATACTTCTTCAAAAAATATTTCTGCAGTCTGAGGTCTAGCTACATACTCTAAGAAAAACTGATTACTAGGAGCGTCATCCATATTAAACTTTGTAACTCCGTGTAAAGCACCGTTAGATGCTCCACCTCCTACTGTTCCAGATATGTCATAACTATCACAACCAAAAGCACCAAGATGTTCGTTTGCAGGAAAAAAATCTCCTCTATGATTTTTCCTATACCTGTTCTGCATATTTTTTTTTGGAATCCAGCTAACAAAAAACCTTCCCCTTGTATTTGGAGTCCATATAACCTCTGTGTCTTTTATTCCATTCTTCCAAGAAAAAGAACCTCTAGTAACGTGATGTTCTTTTATTAAAGAATCATTGTAATCAATCTGTTGGTATATACGTGTAAGGTTAAACAAAGACTGCTTACTCTCATCTCTAAATGCGTGTGATTCAGTTCTAGGAAACTGTCTGTAAAATTCATTTAATGCGTCAGCATCATTCTTTAAACTTTCAACTTCGTTGTTCCAGTAATCTATTACATCATCCATAGGCATACCATACTCATCTATATAACCTTCAAAGTTCCATTCCATTGGGATGAAAAGTGAATATAACCCACTTTTAGTTTGACCATTATTACTTCTTAATCCCACATTAGAATCGTTGTAAAGTTTTTTAAACTCTTCACCACCCTTATTTAATGCATTTGATGTTGAACCCATCATGCACTTTCCAATAATTCTTTTACCTAACCTTAAACAAGTTTTAGTAACACGATAATTATTTAATATATTGTTTGGTTTAAGCCATTTACCACTTTCATCGTGTGCTAGTAAAAGCAACTTCTCACCATCATAAGAGTTGTCATCAGTATTTTTCCAATCAATCGTAGTGTCCAAGCCTTCCATCTCTTCATTATCTACATTGTGCATATTTTTTTTAGTAATCTTAGAAGCAGGAATTCTAAAGGCTAATTCTGTTTTAGGTTTATCCATACCATCCTGTACAGGCTTAAAGAAGAAAGGATAGTTTCTAACAATAGGAACAACCTTGTCTGTAAACATTTTTTTAGCATCAGAACCTGACTTAGACAAAATACCTATACGAGAGTTTTTAGATATCGTTCCTACATTTGCACATTCTTCAGAAGCCATATATGAAAAACCAGAACGCCTAATCTTTAGGTATATCATTCCAAAACATCTAAGGTCTGCCTTACAGGCTTCCCAAAAAATATAAAAAATTCTATTAGCCTCTCTAAAGTCTGGGTATCCTACATCAATTTTTGTCCATTGAAGGTACATATAATGAGAGCCAGTAATATATGTAGGATTGTTATTGTTTACAAACCAATCACCTTGCTCTCTTTTATCAAACTCATCTTCAATATAGTCTACCCACCTAGCTTTAAAAGTATTTGGCTGCTCATTCCATTGGAATATAGATTGTATTTTTAAAAGTTCTTTAGGGGAGTCTTCTCTGTGCCACTTGTTTTTGTCTCTTTGAAGAGACTCAGGAACTATGGGTAACCCTATTCGCAATCCATTTATATCGTAAACCTCACCTACCTGTCCTGTTTTAGATATTATAACAATATCATATTGTTCATCATAGCCATACTGCCATGACCTATTTCTGTTCTTTTTTTTAAGAACACCTTTAGGTATGTAGTCATCTACAACTCTATGTAAATTATGAAGACCTTCTTTCTGCAAATCCTTGTTTAGTATCTAGTTTACTTGGACCTCGTTCTTCGATTTCCATTAAATTTTTTTCATTCTCTATCCTAGTCAATATATCAAACGCATCAAATATAGCTAGTTTTTTTGTTGCTGCAGCATTTTTTAATCTATCAGCAGCTAGTTCGTCTTCAGGGTCTGGCTTTATAATATCTTCTTTGGCAACCTTAATTAGTTGCTCTACGGCTCTCATCCCTGCCTGAATAATATTCTTCTTTAAACTTTTTGAGTCCATTTCGATTAGGATTATATTTTATTCTTGGTCTTTTTTTTCTTTTAGGATTTTCATTCATAATTTTATTGTTATTTGATGGTCAAACATTCTATAAAGTTTTTCTCCATCTACTTCAAACTCATATTCACTTTCAGGTTTAAAACAAACCTTATCCCCTGCATAAACATTTTGAGATTTTAAATAATCATTGCTATATTTTATTTCACCCACCAAAGGTTCTTCGTTAGTGTTCTTGTAAAGGTAATAGTCTTCTGTAGGTAAAGGTTTTGTAAAGCAATACCTACCTGTAGCATTCCAACTGTTTCCATCATGATACATATAAAATTGGTCAGGCTCAACAAAAAACAAGTCATCCATAAAAAAGCTTCTACCGCTTTTACGTCTACCTTGCATATCATTATAAAATTTAAATACATTATGATGAACAAGTATTTTATATCCTGGCTTTATAGGACCATTATAAACAATAGGTGTAGCTATTACTTCAGCAATTCTATTTGATGCTTTATGGTTTTCTTCAGATGTGTTTGTTATAAAGTCAACACCACCTATATTTTTAGTGTTATTATATCTTTTACTGTCTAAAGGCTTAGTAATAAATAAGTAAGGTGATTTCATTAGAAGTTAATATTATATTCGATAGATACAGGCATATTTACAAATCGTTTCCATAACACAATTTCTTGGTTATACATAGATTCAATCCATATTTTAAATGAATCACTAGACTCATCATACCTTATATGATTTATCTTGTAAGTACCTTTTAGTATTTCCTGACCTACAACATAATGCATAGCTCCACCTTTATAATCAGGACCTACTGCTATCTTACGAATATCATTCATTTAATTAGATTTAATTTATAACAAATATAAGTAAAAAAAAATACCCTTGAATAAACAAAGGCATTCTTCATGAAAAAGAAAGTGTAGGTAAGTCACCTACTAAGATATTTTTTTTAAAAAGTGCTTGGTATTACACTATAATATGTTCTTACTTTTATCGTTCCATCTCCTAATGTAATAGGAGATGGAGATTGTATCACTACGTCTTTATTTTCAATTGCTGATGGAGTTTGTCCCACTCTATAATCCGCAGGGCTTAGTTGATACATATCTTGGCTCGTATCCAGATTAAAAAATCCTTGTCCAGCAGTTACTCCCTCTATATAGTTTACATTTATACTTATAAATACGTTTCCATTTTGACTATAAGCAGTAGTTCCGAAAGTATATTTAGCAAACATTCTTCCTATAGAAACAACTGTACCAGCTCCTTGCGCTGGGACTAATACTACTGGTGTGTTCTGTAAATCTAATATTTGTGCTGAACTAATCTCTGTATCAATATAAAGCATACCTGCCTCTTCTTGAACAAGGTTTGTAAGACTGTTTACTGTAATGTTTTTAGTTGCATCAGCAGGACTACCATTAGCCTGACTGATTATAATTGTATCATCTCCTTGTGGAGTTACTGTTTGATATGTACTTATTCTTGGCATAACCTTTATTTTTTATTTTTAAATATTGGAGCTACTTTGTCTGCTATTTTTTCAGCACTTCTTCCTATTACATAACCCCCAATACCTATGTCTAGTAAATTCCAAAACTCAGGCTCTAACTCAGGAGTTACCAAGTGTGATGATAACTGAGATATAAACTTAGTATAAATTATAATAAACCCAAATGATAACATAAGGATTGGTCTCCAACTTCTTTGAAGCCAATTACCTTTTGCTTCTGCTAAAATTATATCCGTCTGCATCTTCTGTAACTCAAGCTCTTTTTCCTGAAGAACTTTAAATATTTCATTCTTAGCTTTTATCCTTTCCTCGTCACTAGTAAAAAGATTGTCAATAACATCTCCTACTTGTTTAAATACCTTTGTGCCAAAAAACTCTAATATCTTTTTCATACTAATAAACCCAAAATACATCTTGGTCTTTGTCAAAATCTACGTCAACATGAATAAAAGTTTTTCCTACTCCTATTCTTTGAAAACCAACCGCTCTTAAAATGTCATACAACTTAAACCTATCCATTGAATTAACGCAAGATATATCTGCAGCTAATCCTTTTAAATGAGACGAATCTTCTTTACCACCTACTTCTTCGTTATGGTCTTTAGTTCTATACCCACTATTTATTACAATAGGCTTTCCAAATATTTCTCTAGCATCGTTAAGCATTTCAACTAGATTATCACTAATTAAATTACCACTTCCAGGTAGGTCAGGTGAATCAAACTCATGTGAAGAAAAATAATTCATTTATTTTTTTTATATTCTTTATAGTTTGCATAAACTCTTTGGAATGTATATACTATTGAACCAACTAACAAAATTAATTTTAATGTTTGTTGAATCTCACTAAAAGAAACTAACACTGCTACACTATTAAGTGCATATATCTTTATATCCTCTGTACTCATTTTACTTAACATTGTTTATATTGTAATTAACTTGAACATCAATCAACCAAGAATTATCCTGAATATAAAAATATGTTATAGTTGATTTCATTAAAACAAAGTTAATCAATTTTATTTACAGTTTTTTCGTCTACAATATCGTCTTCTTCAGGCTCTGGAGGAAAGGGGTTTATTCCGTTATCTAACAACACGTCAATCCATTCTGCTTCATTTTCATAGTAGTCCACCTCTGACCATTTTGTCTCCATACATTGATTAGGTTCAATTGAACCATAACTTAAAATATTTTCTCGTGTATCATCCCAAACTATAAACCAAGTTTCTACCGTAGGATAACATAATTTTGTATTTTCCATTTTTTTATTTATTTATTTATATTCCACCACCATCGACTATTGTCCATCCGTAGGTATTGATTAATGTGTTTCTTGATGTTTCTGCTGCACTACCCAATGTATATTGGCTATTACCAAAATCAAAAAGTATTCCGTTTGTTATAGGTGTTTGTGCTGCCCAACTAATTAAAATTGCATCATAGTTTACAGTAGACAAAGTTGCAGTTCTTAAAAACTCAAACCCACTATTTGGTACTGTAGTTAATGATGTTATATCCCAACCCGATAAATCTTGGTTAAATGCAGACGCACCATTAAACATTCTAAAAAATGAGGTTTTACCACTTGTATTCCAATTTGAAACATCCCCATTAAATGATGATGCACCATTAAACATATTCTGAAAAGAAGTAGAGTTCATAGACGTTGCATCCCAATTATTTAAAGGTTGGTTAAAGGCAGTTGCGTTTTGAAACATTTGTGATGTATTTACACCACTAGATTTTAAAACCCAATTATTCAAGGGTTGGTTAAAAGAAGATGTATTTCTAAACATACCCGCAAAACTACTACAAGTATTTACATTCCAAGAAGCTAGTGGTTGGTTAAAGGCAGTTGCTCCATTAAACATATTTTGCATATTTATAGGAACACTTACATTCCAATTACCGATTGGTTGGTTAAAGGATGACGCACCACTAAACATATTAATAAAAAATCCTACATTACTCACATCCCATCCACTTATATCTCCGTTAAAAGACGACCTACCACTAAATCCGTTTGACATATTAGTAACTTGACTAACATCCCAATCCTGTATCTTTCCGTAAGGAACTAAATCATAATCCCCATTAGGGTCTTGTGCTAGTATATCATTTATTGCAGTTTGAAAAGTTGCGTTAGTTAAAGGAGTAGGAGGTGTTATTCCACCACCATCGGTTATAGTCCACCCATAGGTGTTAATCAAAGTGTTTCTTGCACTTTCTGCTGCACCACCTAGTGTGTATTGACTATTACCAAAGTTAGGTGTAAGTCCATTAAACAAAGGTGTTTGTGCTGCCCAACTAATAAGTAACGCATCGTAATTAGCAGTAGAAAAAGTTCCGTTAAGTAAAAAATTAGTTAAATCATCAGTACTATTTAATCCTGTTATATCCCAACTTGATAAATCTTGATTAAAAACAGTTGCGTTTTGAAACATACCATTCATATTAGTAACACTACTTGTGTCCCAAGAGCCAATATTTTCATTAAATTGAGAACTTCTAAACATACCTTGCATTCTAGTAACACTACTTGTATTCCAATTTGATATATTGTAAGTTTTAGCTCCTGTATAAATAAAAGCAAACATTCTGTACATATCCTGTACACTAGAAACATCCCAAGAACTTAAATCTTGTTCAAAAGCTGCAGCACTTTTAAACATCTGATTCATATCAATAACATTACTCACATTCCAAGAACTTAAATCTTGATTAAATGAATTGGTATTTTGAAACATTTGATTCATTAAAGTAACATTACTTACATTCCAATTATTTAAGGGTTGATTAAAATCACTAGCACCACCAAGCATATTAGCCATATTAGTTGCACCACTAACATTCCAATTACCTATCGGTTGATTAAAATCACTACTATTAAAAAACATATTAGTAAATAGAGCAACATTACTCACATTCCAAGAACTTATATCGCTATTAAATACATTCGCACCTAAAAACATAGAACTCATATTAATAACACTAGAAGTATCCCAAGCACTTATATCTCCATTAAAAGTAGTTTTTGATTGAAAAGCATTTGCCATAGTAGTAACTTGACTTACATCCCAATTTTGAATCCTACCATAAGGCACAAGATTATAATCCCCACTTACAGGGTCTTGAGCTAGTATATCGTTTACTGCTTGTTGAAAGGTTGCGTCAGTTAAAGGGTCGTTAGTTTCACCTCCTCCTTTACCTGAAGATGAAGATGACCCTATTGCATTTGCGATGGATATAAACATACTACCAAAGTGCTATGATTCCTGTTGCTGAAGTCCCTGTTGCAAAAACTCTTACCACGTTAACTGGTAAAAAAGCTCCATCTGGAAATCCTGCAAAGTTTACATCGTCACCTCCTGCAGTTAGTACTCGTAAGTCACCACCTGTAGCAACATATAAAACACAACCATTATTGCCTCTACCATTTTGATTAGATACACTTGGAATGTCTGCAGTATCACTTGGTGTAACTGCTGCTGCTCTACTTGTTTGTAATTTTTGATATGCCATTTTTTATTATTTTTTATATGGAAATTTTCTATTTAAAGAATCTCTTCGTTCAGAACATCCACATGGCTTACCTGTTACCTCAGCAACCTTTTCGACTACTCTTTTAATTCCTGTAGCTTTTGTAAACTTTTCGATAGAGTCTCCCAACCCTTTTGATTTTTTATTTAATTCCATGTGAAAATGTTATATTACAAAGATAGGATATTTTTTATAACAGTTTCTGAATCAAAAATGTCAGTTAAGTTATTGTAAGGTATTGATTTAATATCCTCATATAAAGAAAATGGTTGTAAGCTACTGTGAGCATATTCAGGCTCTTTAGTAAATTTATTTGCTACAATATTCTTATGAAGTTTATATCCATACATTTTAGGCTTTGTTGTTACCCAACAAACAACTGATGGTAGTCTTAAAGCTGCAGCCATATGCTGAGAAAAACTATCTATAAACAATCTTTTTTTAGATTGAAGAAGTAATATTGCCACACCCCTGTAAGACTCTAAGCATTCTTTTGTGTGATTATATGACGGCTGAGATTTTCCTTTAATATGACAAATAGTATACTCGTCCTTAAACCTATTAATAACATCCTGGACTAAAGGAAATGGCATATCCCTTGACCAGTTATATTTTAGTTCTTGATTCTGACCACCGCCATGAGTTTGTATAGCTAAAATCGGCTTATTAGAATGATAAACATTAGAGTAATAATTTTTCTCTGTATTTGTTAGATAAATCTCAGGCATCTCTCCATTATACTCAAGACCAAACATATTACACCAAAGTGTATACAAATGATTTTGGTCAAGAATAAAATCACTTGTGCCATAAGGATTGGCTACAAAAACTTTACAGTCCTTGTCTTTAATCTCATTTTTATAAATCTCAAATGTCTCGTTTAATTTAAAACACTTGTATACGTCAGGGTTATTTAAAAATACATCCTTATAGTGTGTTAAAACTATTATGTTTGATTTAGGATATTTTTTCTTAATGACTTTTATCATGGCAGTACCCATAATAGACTTACCTAATCCTCCGTCAATTTTAAAAATTATTGTCATTTTATTCCGTATTTAAAATATTTATACCAAATTCTTTCATGTAGAAAATACAAGACCATTTTAGTAACAACCTCTATACCTCCTATTGTTAATCCCATTTCCCAGCTTCCTGTTATAACAGACGATAACACCATAGTGTCTATAGTCCCTATAACTCTCCAGCTTAATGTTTTAGCAAAGTGTCTTTTATAACTTACCATCTTTTCTCATTTTATTTCTAATAGACGTAGCTGAAATATCTCCTATCTCTTTTGGAGGAACGTGTTCTATAACATCATATCCAACCCCTCTGCCATAGTTTACAGATTCTATATCTGGAATAATAGAAACAATAATTCTACCATCTAAAATTAATTCTTTAAGCTCACCTTCGTAAATCATCTTTTCTATTTCTTGAGCAGTCCATGGATTTTTTTCATCAGGTTTTACATCCCTGATTGCAAGCCATATATTTTTTCCTTCTTTTAACCTTTCGTTAATTAACCAAAGATGACCCTTATGTAAAGGCTGCCATCTTCCAATAAACATAGAATACTTTTTCTCTGTACTTGAGCTTTCTGTTTCTGCTTGAGCTTTATATTGCATCTTTAATTTTTTTAAATGATTGTTCAGGGGTATCGTAAGTAGTATCTATATCAACAAAGTTTTTAGAAGGAGCGACATAAGCTATTGCTTTGAAATGGTCTCTCTCTCTTGGCTCAGATGTATGAACATAGAACTCAATTATTTCATCATCCATAAGAGTCTTAAAGTCCTCTCTCTGGTCAATATATGGAGCTACTAAAGAAACGATAACATCGTGACCTTGATTGTTTAGGTAGTGAGCTATTTTCTGAGCCGTACCGACATTAACTACCCTTCCGTTGATAGAATAGTCTTTATTAGTAAAAAGCTCTCGCATTTCGTCTCCATCAATCCTAAAAGCGTTAGGAAGTTTTTCTTTTAGCATATTAGCTAAAACTGTTTTTCCGTGAGCAGGTTGCCCTGTAAACCAGTATATCATATTTATTTGTATTTAAAGTAATCGAAGAACCACTTGTATGACTTCTTGATATTGTCAGAAATAGTTTTACCTAAAACTTTTTCATAGTCTTTAGGAAGTGCTTTTAACTCACCCCTTAACTGATGGTCTCCATATATTCCAAATATAGTATCATTCTCATGAGTTAATTGGGTTATGTTTTTGAAGTCATGCTCTGGATAAAATTCTGCACCAAAATACTTGTAGACTTTTTTAATTTCCTTTTCAGGGTTCTTTACAAGCTCTTCGTATTTTATAAAAAGAATATTTTCAGCATACCCTGTTTCGATAGCATTCATTAAAAAATTTACTGGAGGTCCTATCGGAACAACCTTAGACCATTGCTGAACCCTAGACTCCACAGTTAGTCCTTTAAGCTCACCAATATTTGTAACCCAATTTTCTCTTTCAGGATTTTGTCTAACCTTCTTTTCTAAGGAAGCAAAAACTGAACGAAGGTCTCTAACCATGCAGACAACCTTTAGGTTAGGGTCAAGTTTTTTTAATAAAGCATACTGTTGAGTCCAGTCCCTAGACTTGTCTACGATATACTTTTTTTTAGTTAATGAAGAGTAGTAAGTAAAAATACCTCCCTTACAAAAGGAGAGAAAGTGAGGGGTCATTTCGTTATGACCTTGAGCCTTCCAAGCATCACCATGATTAAACTGTCGAACACAGGAAGATATTAACTGAGAAACTCCGCTAGTAGGTGAACAATAAAATTCAGGATTTTGTGCTAAGATGTTTTGAAGAAGTGTAGAACCACTTCTAGGCAATGAAGAATTATAAAATATTTCTTGCATATTACATTAAATTAAATTTGATTTTACACAAATATAGTAAATAATGTAATATGCAATCTATATTGCTAAGATTTTTTAGACTTAGCTGCTTTTTTAGCTTTAGCCGCTAAAGCTTTTCTTTCTTTAACTCTCTCTGCTTTTTTAGCCTCTCTATCTTTTTGTTTTGATAATTGTTTGGCTTTATTTGCTTCAAGTTTTTCTAATTTTTTAGCAAATTTTTCCTCTATTTTTTTTGAATCTTTCATTTTTTTATTTTTATACTATATTTAAAACTCCTGCGTTGTTCCATACTGCACCTGCTGGTAATCCTGTTGCTGCCGTTGGGATACTTTTAATTGACAGGTTGTTTACAAAGGCAGTACAAACCCTGTCTGTGGTAATATTACTTCCTATAACATGAGACTCATAGCTACCGTTAGTGTTATTATAACCTCCTAAAATTGTTTGAACAGAAGCATAACCACCATTAATAACATTACACTTACCTGACATAATTCCAGAATGATAACCACCATTAATTTGATTGTATCTACCACCACCAATTACTGAAGTATTACCATTGTCAATACGGTTATCTGAACCTCCAACAATTATATTTCTAGGTGCGTAATTACCACATATTTGATTACTGTAACCACCACCAATTAAGGTATGGTAAGATAAATCTCCACTAATACAATTTGCACATCCACCAGCTATAACCGCAGAAGCAGTATAACCTCCATATAATCTATTATCTGCACCACCTCCAATAACATTCGTATTAGAAGCATCTCCAAAAATACGATTACAATAACCACCACCAATAGTAGAGCTATATGATGCGTCTCCATAAATTTTATTATAATAACCACCACTTATAGTAGTGTGGGTTGATTCATTTCCATAAATATAGTTACAATAACCACCAGATATTGTAGCGTTAGACGTTTGAAGACCACAAATATAATTATAATAACCACCACCAATAGTAGAGTTACATGAGTAATCTCCAAAAATACTGTTAGCATAACCTCCACTAATAGTAGAGTTAGTTGTTTGAGGTCCACAAATATAATTATAATAACCACCACCAATAGTAGAGTTAGATGTGTAATCTCCACAAATCAAATTACAACCACCTCCACTAATAGTAGAGTAGTCGTTAGAGCCTAGACCAGCATCTGTACAAATATAATTACAAGCACCACCGCCTATCGAACCGCTAGAAGCACACGATTCGATTAAATTACTCCTTCCACCAGCAATAGTTGAATACGTTGAACAAATATAATTATCATAACCTCCACCAATAGTAGAGCCACACACTCTACTGGTGTTTGTTGCAGCTTTAATTATATTTTCTAAACCACCCCCAATAACATTATAATTAGCAATTTCACATTCAGAGATTATTTTATTTAACTTTCCACCAGAAACAACAGACCCTACTGTGCATCCTGTTTCTCCAAGTATAGCAGTTCCAATAGCTTGAACATAATTTTGATAACCTCCACTAATAGTAGAGTTATAAGATTGTGCGCAATTAAGACTAGTTATACAATTTTTTGCACCTCCAGATATAACATTTGAACCATAACAATAATCAGTTCCTGTTTGTAATATATCGTTCCCATAACCACCGCTTATAGTTCCGCATTTTGTTTCAACAGTATTGTTTCCTGCTACTGGAACAATACTACACTCTCCTGTAGACCTTTCAAATATTCCTACAGGTGTAGGAATTGACTGCTTAATGTCAGCCATTGTTATTGACTCTCTTTTTGATTGAGCCAACTTTGACCCTCTGTCTACTGTATCGACACCTTCTGATACTACATGAAACTTACATTCATCTGGAATTATTGCCATGATTTTATTTTTTGTTATTTAAACTTTGTGATAATACAAATATACAATTTTTATTTTCTAGATTTTGCTCCTGAACATTTCCATCTTTTTCGAGATAAATTATTTGGAGTGTTAGGGTCGTTTTGTTTTTTCTTACTAAGCCTTTTTTTAATACCCAAACTCCTAGCACAATAGCTATCTCCTTTACTTGTCCCTGGTTTTACCCTAGGACCTCCTCCTTTTGCTCTTCCTGCTTGTCCGTAGCTTACTTTCTTACCACTCTTAGTGATTTTTACTTTTGCTTTGCCTTTTCTTGGTGTTGCCATATTTTTATTTTTTAAGGTCTAAATGTTATTGTTACTCCTGGGTCAAACGCATCCGCAACTACATTAGTACCAGCAGCTACAGATACATCCGTTATGCCATTATCAAAAAACGCTCTTGCACTTATATTTGTAACTCCATCAGGAATTGTTAATGAGCCACTAAAAGAATTATTCATAAATGTTTCAGTAGTAATTTCTGTAGCTCCAACAACACTTCCAGTTCCATATAATCCAATTGGTAATGTTGAAAAGTTATTGTTTCTAAATACGGCTGAACCAAGTGTAGCAATATTCCACGAACCTGTTCCTGTTGCTAAAAATGTAAGAGAAGATATATTACAATCTCGAAAAGCATAAGTAGCTAAAAAATTTGCTTGATGATTCGTGTTTAATGCATCAAAACTTAAAGTAGTTAAGGAAGAATTATATGAAATAGAATAAACATCAAACTTACGAATCCAAGAATTATTAGTTGCGTCTATTGTTAAGGATGTAAAGTTATTATCTTGAAATGTACCAGTTGGTATTATACCTGTTGATATACCAGATAAAAAATCAGGAATAGATGTAAAGTTGTTACTTTGAAAAACATAAATTCCTAACGCTATATTATATGCAGGAGCTGCGTTTGTTATTCCTGTAATACTATTAAAAGAAAGACAGTAGTCATTAAAAACAACAAGATTTGATGGTAATGTAATATTTCCTAAAAAAGCATTATCTTGAAAAATTGCATTTGGTAATGAATTTACAAAAGACGAAGAAAAATACGCAGGTAATGCAGAAATATTATTATTTTTAAAATGACCACTACCACTAAAGAGATGTTTTTCACCTGACACAGTAGGAGCAGGCATTACTAAGTTTGTTATTTGATTATTAAAAAAAGCAGTAGATTCAAAAGTATTGTCAAGACCAATTGTTAAATTAGAGTATGCTGCGCCTGTAGAAGTTTTTAAGGTGTTATTACTTCCAAAAGTCATGTTTGTAACTTGAGGTGTTTGATTACTAAAAGTACCTATTAAATTATCTCCAACAATCATGTTGGTAATTGTTCCACTTATACACGATAAATTTGGAACAGTTACATTATTTCCTAAAGTCATTGTATCTACAGTAACACTAGTAAACATTTGGT